TGACGGTTCATGTGAAATTTGGCTTGTCGCCAGACTTCCACGAGGTGCTTGACAGACGAGTTCTTTTCTTTTTTAAGGTTATAGACTCGATTGCCTAGATATTGAAGGTCTTCAATGTCTTTCCTCATGTCTAGTTTCAAGTCCACCCCTTTTTCCCAGCAACATGCTTCCAGGAGAGACTGCTTGTCTGCTTGCAAGAAGGAACGGTCAACATTGAACCAGAAGAGCGAATCGTCACCCGTGTTTTTTAATTCGGCGTTTCCCCTTCGCTTACCGTTTAGACCAAGGAAATCTCGAGGCCCATAACCAGGGTCATTTCCCCCCTCGGGATGCCGCATGTAGGTAACAACACCTCCTATAATTGCGCCCCGGAAACCCCAGGTGTTATCGAAAGAGGTAAGTGACTGCCCGGTTCCGCCTCCAGAAGACTTGACGTGAATGTTGTAGACTTCACGCTGGTGTTTAGCGACATCACGCAATTGCCGAGCAAGGTCTTTATCGTCCTGGCAAGGTAATTGAGGAACCTTGGTATTGTTAACCGTGTTCTTCCGGTAATGCGCTAAGAACGGATGCGTCGAATAACCAGTCGGGACAAGGAATTCTCCGTCTTCGGTCTTGATCGTTCTATGAGTCTGGGGAGGGTCGAATTCGAAAGAGTTCGAGATATAGACCCTATTCTTGTTTTTGATCAAGAAACCCTTGAGCAATGCCTTGGACAAGAACAGATCTTCCTCAGGAGTCTCCGACAGGTATTCCGGTCCAGTGTGATCGCCAACATGGATTGTTCCTTTGGGGCTTGTCGTTTCACCCCACGTCAAAAGGACTTTCCCTGGTTGGTTCGGTGTCAAGCGAGCCAACTCGGTCTGGAAGATTTTCCATTCATCAGACTCATAACCGGCGAGAGGTTTATTTCGGTTAATCCATTCGCCGGCGATAATTCCATTGGAGAGCACCACCTGGTCGTGGTCAATGAACAAGTCTGGATTAGCAGTGACGAGGCTGGTCTTACCGACACCAGGTAACGCCCCGTATGAGACCGCAATCTCCTTCTTTTCCGATTCAAAATCGTCCGAAAAACAAAATTCTCCTGGGGCGGTGGCAATTAACCTCGCTTTAGTCCCAAAATAGAGTTCATCGTCGACGGAAACGGACAGGGAAGTCGGTTCCTGTTCGGTAAGGCCGAAGATGTAAGACCCGTTTTGGAGTTGTTTGGTTCGTGCCAAGGTGACGGATTTCATCTTTTCAGCGAATTCAACTCCCTTTGGAGCAAAACCTCGTTTTGTCAGCTGGCTCCGGACTTCATATGCGAAGGGCTTCGTCTTAGAATCATACTGATGAGCATCAGCTTCGAAGTAATAACCCCCTTCGTTGCACTTTCGGTCCTGCATATCAGCAAAGAGTGACTGCATTTGCTGGTTTAGAACCATACCGA